GTTGGTGTCTTTTGCTTTTTGCTCGTTCTTGTCCATGTTTTGCAATTCAACAACCTTTAACTTATTCTCAATGTCTTTTTCTTTAAGCATCAATTCTGCGATTTTGACACGCTTATTGAATTCTTTTTCAGCCATAGCATCATTGTCAGGCAAGTTCTTGGTCGTTGCAGCAAGTGTCTTGGCTTGGACTTCTTGAGGCATTAACTGTGCTTCAGTCATCAATTTAGCCGCTTCAGCACGATTTTGCTCTGCTTGTGTAGTTTGAACAGCAATCTGAGCCTGTGCCGCTTGCATAGCCAACTCAGCCTGTGCTTGTTGCATCTGCTGTGCTTGTGGATCAGGTTTGCTCATCTCATCCAACATCTGAATCAACTCAAATCTGTTAGACAGAGATGAATTAGCCATGATTCCCTTCAGAATGATAGGCAAAACAGGCGTATTCGGGCCAAGAGTCTGCAAAAGCGCAATGAATTGTTGTTGCTCATGCTCTCTAGCGATGATTCCAAGTGCAGCCGTGGGAATAAACTTCATGTCCACAGTAGGGTAACGCTCGGGGTCGAACTGCATATACCGATATGCGGCTTTGGTGATGAAGGGGATCATAAAATCCTCTTGAAAGTTCACTAAGGTACGCTTGTATTTCTTGATAATCGAGGCTGTAGCCATCGAAATACCACCCTGACCCGCATCCCTAGAGACAGCAGTAATCATTCCCTGAGAGTCAAGTGTTCCTGTTGCCATCAAAAGCATACGCTCAAACTCTTTAGCAGTTGTCAGGTTAGAACCATCAGTATTGCCAAACTTGAACGGGAACAGAATCTCATTGGGATTGCCGTTTGTCAGGATTGCTTTGCCTGGCTTTACTTCAAACTTAGCACCACGAGGAAGGCGAGTAGCATCCATAGCCATCATTGGGCTAGTTGTGAGCGCTAGAGAATCTAAGTGGCTACGCACTTGGGCATCAATAGCCTTTTGTGAGTTGTAAGCCTTCTCAACAGTACCACGACCCAACAAGCGATTAGGAACTGTGTCATCCTGATAAGCAAGAATCGGTCTATCCTTCATCATGTATGGGTTCTTTTCTGCTTTCAGAAGAACACCATCATTGGCAATCACTACAATAGCCTCAACCAGATCGGAATACTCGTCCTGAATAGTGTCATCAGGGAAGAAATCTTCTACTTCACCATCTTCGTTTTCCAACTGTTCTAGGTACTCACGAGGGACTAAGCCATAGTAAGTAAGTAGTTTTACCTTGTCATCTTCGTACTGGGAGACTTCTTGTGTAGGCTCTAAGTCCGTGTCCATCGAGTCAGTACCAACCTTTACCTTGCGGTAGATACCTTCTTCTTGACCTTTAACAATCTTGTGGATAGAGACATACTTCTCAATAGCCACACCCATACAGTCATCAATAGATGTTCCATTAGGGTCGAACAGGAAGTTACGGGGGTTAACAGGAACAATCTTGACTGCGATTCGGTCTTGTTCTACTACTCCGATAGCGGCTTGACCTATTTGACCAGGTATTGCCTGAGTAGAAGGAACATAGACTTTCTCTGTTTTGACAACAATCTCACCAATGCCAGTTCCATAAATCTCAGCCAACAACTCAATCTGGTCAATAGACTTGCGAATCTTGTCTACTTTAAAGTCTTCCATGAGTTGTGCTTTGATGGCAGCAACATCTAAAGGACTACCATTGACATCACGAATATCGTCTTGAATATCAAAGAACTCACCCTGACCAAAGATTGCTTCCATGATCTCGGCATGGCGTGTCTCTACGGCTTGTTGGGTAGCGGGGGTAACGATACGGCTTCTTTCAGAGTCCCTTGTCTTGTCTTGGACATCCCACTCACCATTGAAGATACGCTCGTACTCTAGCCAATCATCAAGACAGTTAACATCTCTCCAATCCCTCCAACGATCACAATGGTTAACAACAAAGTTAACTATTTCCTTGTCGGACTCGGTTGGTTCTTGATATTCCATCTTATACCCCGCTAATAATATCTACTGGTTCCCACTCCTCGGAGTCATCTTCTTCCATATACGAAGTGACAGCAAGTTGGTCAATGTAACTAAGGGAGTCAGGCAAGTCATCGTGAACCCCTTGTGCGGGGAACAGGATTAACTGGTCTACGAACTCATCCCAATCTTCTTCCGAATTTAACACAATTCTGCCATGCTCGAACCTTCCTTGTAAAGCCCAGATGATTCGATCCGCTTTTTTTCTATTCCCATGAGTCAAATCTACGATATGAGCATAGGTGTTGTTCTTTCGCATCAGGTCGCTTAGATAGGGCAAAACAGCGTTCTTTAGCGCCCCCCTCTCTATCCCCACACTAAGAGGTCGGTAGTCTCTAATGGCAATCAGAATCTTAGAGGCAGTCTCACGAATATCCCATCTCCCGTGTTCTATCTTCTCAACAAACCACTTTCCATCGTCTGTCACCTTCACTATTGAGATAGCAGACTCGTCCAAACGTTTCTTAGAATTAGCCGCTTGTTTGGCAACTTCCTCAAATCCTGCCAAGTCAACAGCGATGTAATAGCTTCCATGTTCAGGCTTAACCCCGTATTTAATCCATTCTTCCTTAAAAATATCCGACCCCGCATTGGTAAACGAAGCCATGTACTCTTGTTTAAAAGCAAAGGTACTCAGGGTCTTCTTGGCAGATTCAATCTCTTTTTGGTCAATCAAAGGGTTATCAGCAGTAGTGAAGTGCCATGACTTCCAATCAGGATCATCCTCTGACTCACCCAACTTAAAGGTGTCATAGAACCAATTTCTGCCCTTTGGAGTGCCAATAAAGAGTGCTCTACCACGCTTGTCAGACAAAGAAGCCCTAATAACCTGTTCCCAAGCCTCTGGTTTAATATCCGCTACCTCGTCTAACACCGCATAGGTCAAAGACACACCACGCAAGGTATCAGGTCTATCAGCCCCACGAACATAAATCCTAGCCCCGTTTATCAGGGTGATATCCAAGTTATTCACATGGCTACTCTGTATAACCTCTCTACCAAGGTCTAACAACAAGTCCCAGATAATCTGTCTTGATTGACCCATCGTAGGACTCACATACAACACAGCAGAGCCTTGTGGACACTTGAGTCCTTCGATCAGTAGGGTAACTGCCGCCATACGAGACTTACCACAACGCCTTCCAGCAGCCACTACCTTGAACCGAGTCGTATCTTTGAATACTTCTTGTTGCCAAGGCAAGAGAGAGAAATTGAGATCAGCCATACTTAGCCTCTACATCTTCAGGTTGTTCAGTATCGATAATAGTAGGTTCTTGTCCCAATCCAGTGATATTGATGGTCACAGCACTCCTCTGACTCTTGTCCTTCTCAAACATACTAACAGGAAGAGTCCTGTCTAAACACATCTTCAAAGCCACCAATTGATGCGGATGCTCGTCATTCAACGCTATCTCTATCACCTTCTGAGCAACATCCTTACCCCCACTCCTGATCATCAATTCCTTCAACTCCTTGAGCCTCTGGTGATCAGTCTTAGGCAATACAGCAGGAGGATTGTCAGCAAACCTCTGTATCGTCATCTTCACAGAACCTTTAGGGCGTCCTCTTCCTCTTTTTTCCATTTTCTCCTCCTTGGAATGGATTAGTTCAATTTAGCTTTTTCGGTATAAGGGATGTACCACAAATTTCTACCACCCATCACCACCCCTCCCCCCCCATATCGGGTTTACCCTCATGGTTATCCTTACAGTACTGTCCAGGCATACAGCATAGGGTTTACCCTTAGTGCAAAGGTTATGCGTTTTTTGCATAAAGTTGTAAGAGGGGTTGATGCACCTTTTTCAGGGTACTTGAATTATTGTTTGTCATTGTCTTACCCTATACATTCCCTATTGATTCCCTCTTACTATTCCTTACACGTTCACTTGACTAGGGCTACCCCTTTTACTTTGTTCTAGGTTAGTTACTAACCCTATTGTTTCCAAGGGGCTATCTGTTCTATATCCGATACTATGCAAGTAGTGATAAAGGCTCAATAGGTTTTCGAAACCTTGTGAAATATTGCCATGTCCAGCGGATAAAAGTATTTGCAGCTTAGGATTGTCCAGCTTGCGTCTAAACTGTACTGTATCTACTTTAGGGGGCCGTGCCATTGTCCTAACCTTATGCGAAAAATTGATTTATTTAATTATTGCACACAATAGTTCCAAGGGTAAACCCTATTAGGGATTTGGAGGGGTCTTATAAATCAACGGGTTACAGCAACTGGCACGATTCTATTATGCTTATATAGTGAGAGGGTCAAAAAATGCTCTCTCTTTTATCAACTCAAATAGGTGTTACATCATGAAATTTGCTTTTATCCCTAAGGGCCAATACACAATAGGCCAAATTATTCAAGTTCACGGGCAATCAATGCGTGTTGAAAGCTACACACACACGGGCCGCAATCTAATTGCTTGTACATTAGACAATGCACCAAAATTCCAGCGTGTTGCGTGTATTTGCACCGATAAACCCTCAATTTTAGGGGTTACAGCATGAACGATCAATTTTTAGACTATGCAGCGGCCCTTGCAATAGCCCTTGTGCTTTGCATAGGTTTACTGGATTATTTTGACGTTTTGGTTAAATAAGGGGATGATGATGAAACACTACATATGTTGCGTTACCTACTATGGCGAATATTTGCCTTTTGTAGAACCTCACGTTTTTGCTACAAATGATGAAGATGCCCTAAAAAAAGCATATGAATTTTGCAGTAGCATGAATCAAAAACAATTATCAATTAATGTATATCCTTATATAAACGGATATAAATAATTCTCTCAATCAATTTTTTATAGGTGTTCACATGAAAATTATTGTTCACGTTCAAGGCAATTCTGAAAAAACCTTTGCTTCTATCAATGAAGCTCTGTCGTTTGCCCGTTTGCAAGTTTATGCAACTCAAGCCACAATCATTAGGGCCTTTGATGCTTTGCAAGATGGAAACCTTGCACAATGGAATTATGGGTTTGCCTCAGTAGCGGTATATCCTGAAAACTAAACCTTAGACTGATAGCCCTTGATCTAGGGGCTATTGGCCTAGTGTTTTACTAGGGTTTCATTAACTTTTTGAATAGGTGTTACATCATGAAATATTATGCTCAATTCTTTATTCGCTCCGCCATTGACCACAATAGAATTATTGAGGGGTGCGGTGATCGTGCGGTGATTATTCTTGACGGGCGAATCACTAAAAAGCTCATGGGTGAAATATCTGCAAAAGAATGCCAAAAAAGGGGCTTTGTTGCATGGCAAATTCATCAAGGCGATTTCAGACAATCTAAGCCCATAAGCCAACTTTGGTATGTTCAAGAATCGAAACCAATTTCTAATCCAGCTTGGTTATCTGCTCACGCAATGTAATTTTAAGACTGTAAGCCCTTAACTTAAGGGCTTATGGCCTTGGAATTTCCCAAGGTTTTCAATTTATAGGTGTCAATATGGCAATGACAAAACGGGAAAAGCAGCGCATTACAGCACAAGAAAATACTCTTATAAACTTAGGTTTTACAGCGTTTGAAGCTGACAAACTTCGCAAAATAAGCATGACCCTGCAACGATGGCATGAGCTTGAATGCGGTATCGATGGCGGGTGTGTTGAACGGGATGAGGCTGGCAAACCTTTTTGGCGTAGTGAATACTCAGGCAAACTTTCACCCATTGCAGATAGAGAAAAAGGGGGTAAAAAGCGGCTCAGTCACATTTTGGGGCTTAGAAACACCCGTGAATGGGCTTTTTTAGGTTGCCCCATGTCACAAGTTGAAATTAAACCCTATATCCAAGGTGACCCTAGAGGGGCTGCACTATATTTAATCCGCCCTGATGATATCCCAGAGGGCAAAAATGTAGATTCTTATTATTCCCGTGGCATTTGCGTTTATTAAGGGGCTAAAAATGAAATCATTTTACGATTTACCTGAAACTGTGCGGTTTAAAGTTTATGGTGCATTGACGGCCCTTGATTGTGAAACTGGCAAAGGTGGCGGTTCTGGGCAATTATGTGTGGCTGTAGCAAGGGGAAAATTTGGTGAATTGTGCAAAACATTGGACAAAATGGGATTTGAAAATGTTGACAGTTATTATTTCCCACTAGGGTCTGACAAGCCACCAATGCACCTACGCCATGATTCTGCAAAATATGGTCAGCAAAATTGCAACTGGTTTTTTGCTACTTTTAAAGTAAAAAGTGAGATGCAATGATCTATGCAACATTAGCCCTAATCTTACGAATACTTACAAAACGATAAATTCAAGCCCTCTACGGAGGGTTTTTTGTTGTCTGTCAAAAAGCCACATTTAAGGCTCTAATGGGCTTTACCCTTGCCACGCTATTCCCTATTGCCAAAAAACGGCTTAAAAGGGGCTTGAATCGCCTTCTAGGGGCATTTCCTGAGTCAATCTGCGAATGGTTATGTCAAGGGCTGCTAGTTCATCCATTTTTTTGATGCGCCATATAGCCTTAGTTCCGTGCCAACTATTGTGACAATCACGGCATAAAGCGATCACGCAATATTGTAGTTTTTGCTCTATGTGATGTGCGTCTGAAATGCCTGGTGCGTCACATACTGAGCATGGCAATAGTTTAACTTTCCCAATGTGTAGTCTTTGCCTTGCGTTTAGTTTGTTGTTCAAGTGGCGGCTTTCATTTCCATGCGGGCACTATATTGCTCGGTTCTCCAGCACTCAATTCTGGCTTGTGCTGCGGTCATTAGCCAGCGATATTTCTCCTCGGTTTCGACAGCTTGCCTGATTCCTTCAAGTATTTCGATGTAATCAGCGTGTGCATAGGCATAGGTTTCTTGCTTTCCAAGTACTTCAGTCCCTGCTTGTGACATGAGTTGGGCTTTTCTGCTTTTCCTGAATTCCTCAAGATACATCCTGTCAGCTTTGGCTTTGGCATATAGTGGAGCAGTATCTATTAAGTATTGAATTGCTTTAGTTGGCTCGTTCATATTATCTCCACGACTAAATCATTATTTGATTTAATATAATCTTTGGTTTTCTTAATATATCTCTCGAATTCAGATCGGCTAATGCTTGATTGTTGTAAATCAGCATATTGGATTAAATCCCTTACCGCTTTAATACCTTCGCCTGATAATCCCATTTTCAATGTTTTTTGGTAGCGTTCTGCTGCTTGATGTAGGGCTTCTTGTGCTTTTTGGCAAACTGGTAAGACCTCATCTTTTCCGATGTTGTGCCTTGCCATCGTTTCACTTAGGTTTAAAACATCGACTAGGGTGCGCCAGTCTGTTACTGTGCCTTGTCCCTTTGTCATTGCTTCTAGGGCTGAGTATTCGAGCATTCTGAGTTTGTCTAGCTTATCCCTTTGGGTGATGGCTGCACCAGTTAGGGCATGAGTGAGAGGATCAATCAACGCCCATACCTTGCGTTTAGTTCGCTTCCGCATTGTTATGTTCTGCCAATATATTTGATGCGTCAATAATCAATGCATCCTGTATTTGTTCAGCAACAACTTTGCTTTCTTGCCTGTTTTTGTCGCTATAAAAGCTGGCAACAGTTAGAAGTTTGCAAGCCTTAACAAACAAATCTCTTTCTTCGTTAGTCATACATCCTCCATCTTGTAGTTCAGCTTGTGGTGTTGGAAACGCATAGCCGCTTCCATCTCTAGTTCTTTGAAGTGTTCGTCAGAGAATAGCCCTATGACATTGCGACCCTCAAACCAAACCTCTTTGATTGATTCGTTGTAAGTAGTCTCACCATCGTTCTCATACTCGTAGACTACTGTAACGATCTCACTACCTTCGCCTGTGGTTGTGTCGAATTCCCAAGTTTTTTCCATCATTCACTCCTGTTTAAAAATTAAATGTTAGTCTTGTTTTGCAAGGTTTTGTATTGGGACTTACCCTAATCCAAGCATTCTTTTATGCAAACGTCTACTCCTGAAACACTTGAATAAACCTTGGAAACATGGATATTCACGATCTGAGAATCATCCTTGTAAACAACTCCATTCATAGCGTCTTCTACACTTTTAAGCACATTGGATGCATCTGGCTTCTTAATTGGCTTCTCTAAGCCGTTTAAACAGGCTTCTATGCGCTTTTTGGGCAAAGACTTAGGGATTGGCGCACGAATATACAAATACAGCGTTACAGGGGTTTCCAATGGTTCGCTACTTCCCATTGCTTCTATTGCGGCTTCTTTGATTAAAGACTCATAGTTTCTTGTTTTGTCAGGGGTGTAAGTTTGGACAAAGTTTCCACGTTTGGCGTATCTTGCTCTTTGTTTGCCAACAGGGTCAGCGTCAACCTTAAAAGTGACCATGAATGTCATTTTAGGATTCTCCATGCTGTGGCAGCGCAAAGGGGCGCTTGAGCATTACCGATGCATTTAAGTCTGTCCACCCGATTGGGAATCCCATCAACCATTCGTATAGGTTCGGGTTGATTGAATGTGGAATGTGTGTCCCATTCTTTAATGCATTTTTGTAAGCCCCAGAACCCCCGCAATTCCCGCCTCCGCTTGGTGTTGTTGGCGTGGGCCACAATCCAAATTCTGTCCCGTTGGTGTTTTGCTCCAACATCGGAAGCTCCCAACACTCCCCAGTTCGCATCGAACCCCATCGAGGCAAGGTCGCACAATACTCTGTCGAGTCCTCGAATAGTGAGCATTGGTGAGTTCTCAATGAATGTGTATTGGGGTCGTACTTCGCAAATGATCCTTGCCATTTCTCTCCAGAGTCCTGATCGTTCCCCATCAAGTCCTGCTCCTTTTCCTGCTGCAGACAAATCTTGGCATGGGAAACCTCCTGAGATGACATCGACTTTTCCTGCCCAAGGCTTCCCATCGAATGTTTTAATGTCGTCCCAGATAGGGAATCTAGGTAAGAGTCCATCAGCTTGCCGTTGCAGTAAAACTCTGCGTGGGTAATCTTCGATTTCAACGGCTGCAACTGTTCTCCACCCGAGCAAATGTCCTCCAAGGATTCCCCCTCCAGCTCCCGCAAATAGTGCCAACTCATTCAATTTGTCCTTCTTTCATTTGACGCATATAAAACCTGACCCGATCTCTTGCTCCAGTTCCATAGATTCTTTCGCAACGCTCAAGCCTGGCACGAACAAAATCGTTATCTCTGTTTGTTTGCCAAGTTCGGAATATCTCCCTTGCCTCGGCTTTCTCAAGAACAACTCTGTCGCCCTCATTGGATATGTTTTTTCGGCTGTATGCCATAGGGGTTTACTCTAAGTCGCCAGTAAGCTCTAAGGCTTGGTTTATCAGATGAAGTGGAAAGGGGACTCCATCTTTTACCTTATCTAGCAGTTTCATTGCTTCAAAGTAGTTCATGCTCTTTTCCTCAACTCAGCCATTTTTGCCAAAACTTCAAGCGGAATGGGTGCTGCTTTTTTGTCATCAGCTTTAATCTTTTCTAAAGCCGCATCAGGCTCATTTGATGGTGGAACTGTGACCCTACCAATGTCGGCAGGGTTTTGTTTAGGTGCGTTAGTGCTTCTCACCCAATTACGCCATGTAGCAAACCAATCTAGTTTCACGCCCTTTTGACCAGCTTGGGCTATCCAGTAATCTTTAAATTGATCAAAGGTTCTGGTGGGGTGAAGCTCTGGCCTTGTCTCTTTACAAAACTGTTCCCACTCCAATGGAAAAGAAAAATCATTGGCGAGGCGTTTGCCGAGTGCCTTCTTATCTTGGTTATTGGTTATTGGTTTATGGTTATTGGTTATTGGTTCTTGGTTAGGGTTATCTTTGGAAACCATTTGGGTTTCTTGTGGGTTAGCACTTGGGTTTGTTTTGGGTCTACCCCCTAGCTTTCCAACCTCACGATTACGCTCTGCTTTAGCTTGGTAATCTGCAATTGCCTTGTCGCAACGCTTGTGAAACCAACAATCATTCTCCATGTCAAACATAAAGAATTCCTCAAGTACTGTTTGAACAGCATTGATTTGTGCAGACATTCTTATCCGTCTGGCAACCTCGTGGGTTTTGTTTGGGATAGGTTTTTCGCTTGTGTAGTACAAGTCAAGTAAGCGTCTAAATGCCAAGTCCTCATAGGCTGACAAATGAGCTGTGTCGTGAATGTAGTCACTCACATGAAAAGAGTAGTAATGCATATCTCTCGCCTTTTACAACTCCCTGAAAAAGAAACAGTCGGCAGGAGAGGGAGGAACTCTTTTCGGTACGCTCATGACTTCGTACCTAGCCGTTGTTTCAAAACATTGTATCAAATAAATTGATTATTTGTGATCTCTTTCGCAGGTTTTGGTCTGCCAAGCAATCTTTTAGCTTGTGCATTCATCACAGCATACTCAGCTTTACTAAAGATACCTTTGGCATTTCTGATGTCAAAAGGATTTAGCAAGCAGCGGGCTTCATCTTTTGGCTTGCTCTCAATCAGGTGATCAGCAAGGGTGTACCTGGCAACCCTGTAGCGACCAACCTTAACCTCTTCTGTTGTTAGCTCACCTTTGTATCTCAACTTCTTAGCTGTGGACAATACAGAGGATTTAGGCATCCCTGTTAAATCACAGACTTCTTGTGAAGTAAGTGGCCCATTCTGTAGAGCTTTAATGATCATGGCTTGAGTCATTTAAAAAGGTTCTCCAAATTGATTTTGCGGTTTAGATGTAGTTCTAGCGTTCTAGCAAGCAAGGCAGTCATAGAAGCATCTAAGTCCTCTGGTTCGGTTGTATAAGCATCTGCCATTGTTTGAGAGTACCCAAGCAAGGCTTCAGCGCATCTTTGTTCAAGTATTTCAACGTGCATAAGAAGAAGGAAGTAGGTAGAAGGACTATTTATTAATAGGACAAGTCTTTTCAGATTAGCATAGAAAAAAGTGCTGTCTATTAGGGTAAATCCTAGTATAAAAGGCTAAAAAGGTGTGGCACATTAGCGGTGTGGGCAGTAAATAACCCACATTTTTGATAAACAAATAGGAGTGAACATGAAAAATGAACCAGCATTTCCACAAACCAATGATCGTGTTGTTGCATCTATATCAATTGCTAACAGTCAAGGCATGACTCTGCGTGATTACTTTGCTGGACAAGCTCTTTCTGGGGGTCTTGAGCAAGGTGTTGAGAATGACATGAATCTTGGTTGGTGGCATCAACCTTCAAAGGTTGCACAAAGGGCGTATGCAATTGCAGATGCAATGCTTAAAGCAAGGGGCGAATAATGCCAATGCTTAATGGAAAAAATGTCATAGACCTAGAAGTAGATGGAGTTGACAGCAGAGATTATCCAGACTTCTCTGATGCTTACTTCTCAAGTGGATGCTATGAAGATGGAACACCACTAACCGAAGATGAGTTAAACAAACTCACCGATCTAGCAGGTGATGTTCTCTGGGAAATGGCTTTCGATAGGCTCACATGAAATCACTATTTCAGACCTATTTGGAAGAGTTCTCTGACATTAAATACTGTCCTTATTGCTTGACAACCAAGGGAAACAGAATAGTTTGCTGCCAAGAAGCAGACTTCATTGAGTTCAATGAATTAGACCTTGACCAACAAACACAAATCATTGATCAAGAGTTAAACGATAATTTTTAAGGAAAATCATGGGCGTACATAAGAAACTGATGGATGCAAGAATTCACTTGCAACACGCACCTCTCAAAAAGTCAGGACACAACAAGTTCGCAGGGTATTCCTACTTTGAGCTTGGTGATTTCTTGCCAACAATCAATTCAATCTTCTATAAGATTGGTTTATGCGGTGTTGTTTCGTTCGATAAAGAACTAGCAACATTGACTATCACAGACACAGAAGATGGATCTGAGATCAAATTGACAAGCCCTATGGCAGAAGCAAACCTAAAGGGATGTCATCCTATCCAGAATCTTGGTGCAGTAGAAACGTATACCAGGCGTTATCTTTGGGTTTCTGCAATGGAGATTGTTGAGCATGATGCTTTAGACTCCTCTGCTCCACTTAAAGAGGAGAAAGTTGTCATCACACCTACTCAGGGTGCAACAGACGACATTCCTCCAGAAGAATTGCAGTACTTACAAGAGATGGCAGTTGAACTGATTGCCACTTGTGAGCAAGGTGATCCCAAGGCAGCTTGGGTTAAGTTAGAGGGAGAGAACCTAGACGATCAACAAAAGATTGCTCTATGGACACTCCTTCCAAGTAAAGTAAGAAGTGCGTTAAAGAAAGCGAAGGAAATGTAATGGAAAAGAAAGATAACTCTGGCGTTTTGTTCAAAAACGATAAGAAAGAAACAGGCAACCACCCTGATTACAAAGGAAATATCACAGTAAATGGTCAGGATTACTGGCTATCTGCTTGGATCAAAGAAGGTAAATCAGGCAAATTCATGGGTTTAGCACTGTCACCCAAAGAAGATTATCAGCCTAAACAAGCCCCTAAGAAGGCTAGTTTTGCAGACGAAGATTTGCCATTTTGAGTAAGTTTACGAGGCGAAAGCGGATGCTGTGCCAGTTGCGATCAAAAGCCTCTGATTACGCACAGACGCAGCGAGTAGCCTCACCTAATAGGAGTCAATGATGAATGATATTTTTAACAACATGAAGCAGTCAATGGACAGATTCTTTGGTACACCAGCATTTAAGTTGGTACGCAAAGAAGACCCTGTAACGAGCCATGAGGCATCCCAAGCCATTGACACCACCAAGATAGAACAACTCGTCTATGAGGCCATTAAGAGCTTCCCAGATGGGTGTATTTCTGATCAGGTGCTAGAGATGTATCCCCAATACCCATATTCCTCCATAACAGCTCGTTATCGTGCTTTGTTAGACAAGGGATTCATTGAGATTACTGGTACACGCAATGGTCGTTCAGGTAGAAAACAAAGAATTATGCGGGTGACAAAATGACACTTCCTCCACATTCAAAGATCAGTTATCCCTCTATTCCGACCAAGGATTTCAAGTGGGAGTCAGGGTCTGATGTCCAGGCACTTTGGAGAAAGCATGGTTGGACTCCACCCTCAGAAAAGATGATTCCTCCTCCACCAGAGAAGGTTGAATTCAGGAGGGTCAAATGATCGGTTTTAAGATCATTGGTTGTTTGCCAAAAGAGCCTGACTCTAAGTGTAAGAACTGTAAACGCTTTGGTTTAAGGGATGTTGTTCATGTTTCTTGCGTCAACAGCAAGGACAAGGCTTGCATCTATATGCCTATCTCTTTGCAGGAGAAGAAATGAGTAAAGAGAGAAAAGAGATACAAAGCATGGCATATGCTTACATAGATGGCTTATTTGACGGGAAAAAGAAGCGCCCTTGGGTTGGTCTGACAGATGCTGAATATGAGCAAATTCATCTTCAAATGAACCCAATGTACTTCTACAAGGATTTTGCCAGAGCTGTTGAGGCCAAACTCAAGGAGAAGAACACATGAGTGATGGCTATTACTGCGTAGTGTGCGGCAGGTTTTTGTTGGCAAACGAACACGGGGTCATTGTGCATGACGATATATTGCATCCGCAAGAAATGGATTTTGCAGACGAGGAGAAACCACAATGACTCCATTAGTTTGTAAAGCCGTTAAGTTCGCGCCAGAGCCAGAAACAGCACTGTGGTTTGATGTTGGTCAGATGAATACAACTCCCGCAATGAAAGTTCCTGCTGATTCCTTAATGAACTTGCCATCAAAAAGAACTGGCATTGTTGGACTTGACACAGGCGGAAAAGATTTTGCCCTGTGGCTTACAAAGGGTGATGGTTCTGTTGCCGTTGGAGGGTGTTCAATGTGGCATGGTGGCAAATACTTTGCGCCATACGCATACATCGTAACGCCAGATGGCTTTAAGGTTTACCGCAAAGGTGAAGAAATCACCCTAGAGGACATCAAGCCAGTGCATCGCATGGTGCTTGCTGTGGTGACCAAGTTGGCCATGCAGTCTGAGGGCTACAAACCTACACCCCAACGCACATTCATCAACCAAAAGCGCCAGTCAAAAGGAAAACCAGCCTTGACATTTGATTGGCACACCGTAGTGATAGAGCCGCCAAAACAAAAGAATGACCCGCAAGGTGGTACACACGCAACGCCACGCCGCCATCAAGTGCGTGGACATTGGCGCACTTACAAATCAGGAAAGCGCGGTTGGGTGAGTGAATGTTGGAAAGGTGATGCAAGCAAAGGAACTGTTTTTAAAGACTATCAACTCAAGGAGAAGAACACATGACTCAATGGACAAAAGAAGAGGACGAAGCCTTTAACATGGTTGAACAAAACAGTAACCTTGGAAAGCAGATATTGCGAGCAAACAAATCTAGTGGAATGGACTGCTGCACATACGATTGTGTTCAAGGAAGGAACTGTCCAGTACGCAACAAGACTTTAGATGAGGTTGCCCATGAATTCAGTTTAATGAAGTCATTTGGTGATACTGCACAGAGTTTCGCTGCTTTCGTAAGGAACATGAAAGGTTAACCAAGGACAGAGAGAGCATGGGCAATGTGCTTTTCTCTGTCTGCCAAACCAATAAATCCCCCGTTGATCTTTTTGGTCATGGTCTTATAGTCTTTGGTATCAGCGTATTGGTTTAGCTTATGGGTGTCCCAGAACCATCCCGCAGTGAGTGCAGCATACATTGGGGTTGCCACAAGATCAGGATTCATCACAAAATCCACCCCTAAAGCCTGACCAGCATGGTAATAATTGGCGTGTCCTGTCAATTGGATACACCCACGACCTCTAAACCGATAGCCATCACCAGAAGCCTCATCCCTGTTTCCCATCCTACTAGAGTAAACAGTATTGGCAATAGCCTTAGGATTGCGAGCGCACATCTGTGCTTTGGTAGCATCAAACCTTCTAGGCCATAACTTCTGTAAAGCCTCTGCACGATAGTTCAGGTTTTCCTCAAGTATTTTGAAGTTCCCACACTCATGCCCACATTGACCAATGAAAGCCGCTTTTCTAAGGGGATTCATAATGTCAAAACGCTCAAAAGTGGCATTTAAACCATCCAACCACTCAGGGCCGATATGAAGCTGTTTAAGTTGTTCAGCATTGACCATAAACTGATCTCCTAGTAAAATCGCAAGCAACAGGGATTGCAGTCCCTGTTACCCACTTCACATACCATTGTTTTAGAGGAACAACAGCATGAGCAATTCTAATTTTAGCGGTTTCATTTATGATCCGTCTACTGGTTATTTGTTTAGAAAAAGTAATCCGACAAGAAAAGTTGGGACTTTTAATAAAAAAATTGGTTATTTTGTTTTTAGACATGAAAACAAAGTGCATTATGTTCATAGAGTTGCATGGGAAATAACGCATGGCTTTCCACCTCCAAAACATATAGACCATATAAACAGAATAAAAACTGATAACCGCATATCAAATTTAAGGCTTGCCGATGATTTGTTAAACAGTAGAAACAGAGTAAGACCTAACAAAAACAGTTCAACTGGATTTATTGGTGTAACAAAACCAAAACATACTCCAAAATGGGCTGCATCAATTACTGTGAACTACAAAAGAGTCCACATTGGTTATTACGATAGCGCACAACAAGCACATCAAGCATACATAGAGGCAAAGAAAACCTATCATCCAGAAGCTATTTGCTATTGAATAACTGTCTAACTTGCTCGTACGAATCCACACACGCATTGAGTGCAGCAGTATTCCGATCTCCCTGTGCCACTATTTCTGCGATGGCGGCAAGGGTTGCTCTTTCGGCATCAGAAGCTGTGTCAGTCGGTCTGTCAGGTTCACTGGTTGCTTTTGTATCTGTGGTGGCAACGGGGGTACTTGTGGGGGCTTGTACACAACTTGAGGTGTTGAGCCGCACCCTGCCATCCCTAATAGCACGATCAAGAGCAGACTGTTTCTGAGTGACAACATTGTTAACCTCCAAAAGTTTACTAGCAGTAGTGTTTAGTTGTTCGTTAAGTTTCTGTTCAGTTTGACGAGATTCCTGATTCTTGCGAGCAATCTCAATCTGCATCTCTTTATCCCTGTCTGACCAACCAAAGTGGTATCCACCTCTGTAAGTTCCAAATAAGGTTATACAAAGAACCACCAAAACCCAAGGTAATGGTATGCCAAACATCATTGAGCCTCTTTACGAGCCATTGCCAACTGCTCACGCTCATGGTCTGGTTCTAGCAAATCAGGAGGTGTAGTCGGAGGAGGAGGAGGTGTCCAAGACTCATCTAAATCAGGATTCTTGAAATTCAACCAATTAGGTGCTGGAGATGTTGGAGACCATGTAGAAGTAGGCGTTACAGACGCTTGAACTACTGGAGGCGGTGTAGGGCTAGGAGGCGGTGTAGAAGTGCCTTGGATGGCGTTTAAAGCCGTTCCTACGCCCTTTTTACCGATAACTCCACCGATACCACCCACAATCAGCAGAACAATGTCATTCAGCATCTTGGTGTAGGCCATATCAATCGGGGCCATGCTCTTAATAGGTTGAGTCACAAACGTGACAGAGTAGAGCAAAGCAACAACAATAAAGCAAAGAATCAATGTGACCATGACGACCACAAAGCCCCAGACGTAGGTTTCTACCTCTTCAATTGTTGGTCTTGGTTTCTGATTGCTGTTCATTGACTTTTTTCTCCAAGATTGGGGCTACAAGGTATTCAGGACAAGTCTGGGTAAACAAACACTTAGGCTTTTGACAGTTAGCGTGTGTAAAGTTGTCGGGAGACTGACAAAAGTATCTGTACCTATCTTCACAACCAGATAGAAATACTGCAGATAACAAAATCAAATATCTCATATTGGCAACTTTGCTAAAAGAGCGTTCATTATTCTGTCTGACAAGAAGTTAGGAAGTACTTTCATAATGTCAAAGAAGAGAATAGTTCCCCAAGAATAACCCACTATCTTGAAAGTCATATCTGCTTGCTTTTGATAGAAGTTCATCTTCCGCACCTCACTTTTGCACAATGATCTAGTAGTTCATAGACACCAAACGCAATAAGCGCAACAATAAATACAAGCCCACCAATCATTAGACCTATTTCAAGGTCTTCTTGTTCTTTCTTCTTCTTACGAGCAAGAGCTTCTTTCTCTTTACGAGCATTGTGGGCTTCCTCTACATCCATTGCAGAGGCACGAGCCTTGATCTTTGCCCAGACATCCATCTTATTAGCCTGAAAGAACAACATCTGAAGTTCTTTCTCAAACTCACGGGTCTGCTCAAGAGCCATCTCAATCTCGATAGCCATGCCCATGCTAGAGCCACCCTTCTTCTTGGACTCTACAACAGCCTTCGTAGCCTCACTCTTAGCATTGAAATACTTACCTAATAGTGGCCCAAGAGAAGCAACATCATCAACAGTCTTAGAAGCCTGTTTAATGAGCTTTACAGCACTTTGTATCCCTGCTAGAGCGCTTACTGGATCTATGGGCAACATTCCAAAACCTCTGGTAAGTTGTAATATTGTTTTATTGACGCTCAGATATGTTGTACTGTCCAACAGCACTAGGTGCTAAAACACTTCCAAGCGGTGCTGACTGTTGGGAAAGTAGACCGCCAACACGCTGTAGTAGCTCTGGTCGTTGGCGTAACAACATATCAATTGCCGCTTGCCCAGCAGGACTGTAAGCAGGAGGAATAATGCCAACCGCAGGAATTGCTACTTGAGGTTGAGACAACAACCCAAAACCACCAACAGTGGATGCCGCAATGCGACCCTCTAATGTTGATCTTGCTGTATCTCCAAGAACCTGAACTGCCGCATCGGAGATTTCTTGTCCTTTAGCACGACCTTTAGCAAATGAAGTTTTACGTCTTGTTTGATCTTGTTGGCGAACAGCAGTATTGAATTGTTTTGGCGTGAAAACACCATTGTCTGCACCAGAATTAGCAGCCGCTACATTGATAATAGATAGATCACTGTATGCACTATCTATCCTACGCAACTGAGATGTTTGCTTTGGATTCTGGAAATACAATTCTTTCTTGATAACACCAAGAACATCTGTTAAAGCCTCTCCAACCTCACGTTCGGAAGCTGTTGAGCTATTGGCATAGTTGCTTGCTTTCTTACGCAAATCACTCTCAATGCCTTTGTATGTTTGACCATCTATCTTTTGACCAGCAAACTTACCAAAAACAATGTCATTCAATGTTTCAGTAATTTGCGCTCTTTGGTTTGAATCCAAACTTTTAGCCTTACTCAAAGCACCAAGAATATTGCTAGTTGTTGCAAAGTTTAAGTCAAATGACATCTTCGACAAAACATCGTCATATTTCTTAGATACTTCATCAGAAGCATAAGCGATGGCATCTCTGCCAACAACATCAGCAGGTAACTTATCATTAACCTTCTGGAGAGCTTTGTTGATTACACCTTTGTTAAAATCAAACAATACTCTCTGTCTAGCATTCTCAATACTTGAACCAATTAGCGGTAAGTTTTGAGCGAACTCTTCGATTGTCTTAAATTGACCACCAAGAGTTTGACCTGTAGTTGGAGTAATACCAAGATCACGCATGGTTTGCTCTGCTTTAGAGACTAACGGGTTAAGTACTCGACCCGCACCAGCAACAACTTTTTCACCAATAGGGCCAGTAACTGCACCCAAAGCAACTTGTTCAGTCTTCTGTTCGCCAAAAGTACCTTCTCCAACAGCAGGTTGCATAGCGCCACTAACAGCACCACCCGCTGCCGCTTGTCCAACAGTAGATACACCTCTTGCCCTTGCTAATTGAGCAACTCTAGCCGCAGGTAGTAAACTAGCTGGGTTTAGGATATTGCCACCCAATCGTGCCACATCAAAGCCAGAGCCACCTTGAGCCTCACGTTGAGCTTGATATGCTTGCTCTTCAGCTTTAGCCATCTCATCAAGACGCTTTGCCTCTTCAGAGAAGTATTGGCTGACAGGATTAGGCGTAGTGCCACCTAAACTGGTAATACCCGCTAAAGCACGAGGAAGCAATTGAGCCGCACCAGTGATTGGGTCTTTTAAACCCATCAAGAATCCAGATGAAGGAGGAGCAACTGGTGGTTGAGCAGGTTGTGGTTGCAAAGAACTCTTAATTCTTGCAAGTGCCGCATCCTCAGTCAAGCCATCAGGCAACTCATAAGACACACCCTTGTATTCATAAATGGTAGGCATGATTACTTATCCTTCAATTTGATGGGATTTTGAGGAGAACCAAGAGGTGCATTTATTGGTGCTGTTGATAAAGGCTCATTCTTACCAGCAGAACTTGCTTGTTTCTGAAGTCGCTCAATGTTGTTCCTTGTTTTTCTCTCAGCACTTTCCAAAACACGCAACATTGCTTTTGGCTCCATCCTTAAATCGCCAGCAACAACTTTTTGTAGATATTTCAACTCTTCATTAGAGTCATTACCACCGAACTGTTGCAATCTAGGAATAACAATTTCACCAATGTTTGCCATGAATACTTCAGTGTTTTCGACCTTTTGTGGGCTTCCAATACCAGTAAACTTAGCAACAAATTGCTTTTCAGGGCCATACGCACCAGCATAGATGCCTTGATTGACAATTTTAATAGCATCATCAAATGCAGTCTTCAAAGAGAATTGCTGTTCAATGTTGGCTACATTAGTACCAATTATTTCACTAGCCTTTTTAGCAGCCGCACCAGTATCAACATTGATTCCACCAATGGTGACATTGCCTGTACCTTTGCCAGCACCTTCAACCTTCTTAGTTGCGTATTCAAGCATACGTTTTTGGAAAGGCTCACTGCCTGGTGTTAAACCAGCATCGATCAATGTTTTTGCAAACTCTGAGTATTTCTGTGCTTCTGGGCCTTTATATATTTCTGCACCAGTAACAGCATCTACCAATGCATTTCCAACAACTACTGTTTTGGGCGCTTTCTCAACTTGTTTCTCAATAGCCTCAAGTCTTCTAGTTGTTAAGTTCATTTGGGCATCACGTTCTGGAGATGCTGGTTGTTGACTTAAGAGATCTAATTGAGTATTTAGTTGGGCAATTCTGTCGGAAATCAAAAGCTGTGGTGGGACTGCTTGTTGACGTTCACGATTAGCCGCTGCCGAACGCTGTTGGGCTTGAGCAATCTCACTTTGCGCTTTACGGGCATAGTCTGCCAAAGCAAAAGCACCTTGTTGGTCACCCATTTGGGCAAGCATCTTAGCCCCTTCAAGCATTGATGTAGGGTTTGTTTGATCAAGTCTGCCAATAATCTGTTGACGAGCAGAGATTATCTTCATTTGTGGGTCTTCTACACCCATCAAACTACCAATAGCATTACCTAATCCTTTAGCACCACCATAAATCATTGCCGTACCACGGGCTGATGGATTTAGTTTGGCAAGGTTAATGCCTTCATTTAGTGCGCTTATTCGTTGTTGCTCACCATACATTTCAGGTGTCAAACCAAATAGACCCGCTACCATATTTTCTGCCATGATAAATCCTTAATCAAATAAACCACCGAGGAATCTGCCAAATGTTGGAGATGCGCCCAGTCCACCCAGTAAAGAAGCATAAGGATTGGTCGTTGCCGCTTGACTTGTTGCCAACTCAGCACTCTGACCCGCACCAACCAAACCAAGTCGACCAACATTAGCACCCGCTTGTGCCGCTTGTTGACCAAGAGCAGAACCCATAGTCAATGGTTGTTGACCAAGAGCCTCAAGCCCTTGAACTTGTCCAGAAGCAGTTGTATAAGGCGCATAAGCCGCTTGCTGACCACCATAGTACTGACCCATTGTTTGAGCACCTTGACCAAGTAATCCCGCACCAAATTGAACCTGTTGTTGACCCGCTTGTTGAGCATTAGCCGCCAATTGAGCCTCTTGCATTGCACGAGCGTTATACAGAGCCTGTAACTCAGGAGTTGTAGCACCATAAGAGCCACCTTGAGCAACAGAAAGACCAGAACGACCTTGCTGTTGTAGTCTGTTTTGCAAGTTAGCCAACTCTAACTCTCTGCCTGGTTGCAACAAAGCCAACTGCTGATTTAAGTAATTCTGAGCAACAGATTGAGGGCTTTGAGCCAGATACTGATTACCAAGGTTAAACAAGGATTGAGCGCCTGTTTGCAAAGGAGCAAATTGTGCTTGAGCCTGTTCTGCTTGTGTTAGACCTTGATTCTGTAAAGCAACCAATCTATCTTGTTGTGCTTTAGCTTCAGGTGTTAAGGTATACCCTGCGCTAACCAATTGACCAGTTGCAGGATCAACTTTGAACTCAGAAGTACCAAATCTAGTTGTCATTCCAACAGGACGGAACTGTGCGGCTTGTTTAGCGGCAGCAGTCTCAGCTTCAATCATTGCTTGGGCTTTTTGAGCCGCTTCTCTAGCTGTTTGCTCTTGTAGTAATCCACCACCAAGAGTTAAACCTGTTGAAAGAAGACCTCCAAGAGAACCACCTAAAGATGATAAAGCACCAGAAGCCAAAGCACCACCAACAGTACTTGGTATTGCAGAACCTAAAAGACCGCCAGCAGTCGAGGCTACAGCGGGAGCGACAGTAGAAGCTACTGTGGGAGCAACGGCAGACGCAGCAGCAGGTGCAACTGTAGAAGCAACAGTAGGAGATACAGCCGCTACTTCTGGGGCTACTGCGGCAAGACTAGGAGCAGCACTTGATAGTAAACCACCAGTACCTGCCGCCGCAAACTCTGCCGCTGGCAATCCTAATGCGGCTGCCTCTGTAGCTGTTAAACCTAATCCTGCGGCTTCTGCGGCTGTTAAACCTGAAGCACCTGCACTGCCAACTCCTGTAGCACCAGTTGCCGCACCACCCAATAGACTTTGAGCACCAAGAGTACCCAATGCAAGAGCACCGATAGGAATTGCCGCTTTTACAATAGGATCACGGCTTGATGCACCTTGGGTAAAGAAACTAGGGTTTCCTTGTTCATCAAACTGAACACCATATCCAGTATTACCCTTACCCTCGTAAGTTCCACCAAAGAACTCACCTGTTTGTCGCGTTGTGTAGGTGTTAGGAACTGCTTGACCAGTTACCTTATTGCCATAGGTTTGCTCAGTTACAGTCTGATAAATTGGGTCACCCCAATCCTCGTAACCAACTATCTTTTGAACTTGTTGGGTTATAGGGCCAAACTGACTAATGTCTGTAATTCCTGTTTCAGCAAGAATTCGAGCCATGTCCTTAGTAGCTTGATCAGCACCAACACCACCTGACCATTGAGATGTGTTGCTTCTGGCTTGGATTTGTTTTACCAAGTTATCAATGATTGTTGCTTTATCTGTAGCCATAGTAGGTTGCTTTGCCATAGAAGGTTGCTGAACAACAGGTGTCTGAGCAAGAATTTGCTGAATACTAGGCTGTAAACCTGTGTCCTCGAAGTCTCTCAGGAAATTGTTTTCTCTTGCTCTAGCCATAATTTTTACTCCACTTTAGGGATTTGTGCTTCTGCTTGTTCTTTAATCTTAACAATCAAAGGCCAGACACCAGATTTAGCTGGCATCTCACCAAGAACATTTAAAATAAATTGGACTTCACTTTGTTCTAAATCTAAATTCATGCTTCACCCCAAGGCTTACCAGTAGCTTTTACAGGGTTTTTCTTCAACTCAATCTGAGCCGCCAAAGCAGACTCTGTAGCTTCTTTGTCTACGCTTTCCCATACCCAATTAAGGACTGTTGCTTCTGTGAGGGATGCGTAAGGAATTGTAGGAGTGCCTTCAGCCCATGAGACTGTTGCGTAGGCAGAGGCAGAGTGTTCTCCATCTACTGCTGTGCAAGTCCAATGGGCACAAAAAACGAACCCGTCTGCTGTTTTGCTATCAAGATTTGAGACTGACCAGTTGTATGTTGTCATGATTTTCCTTACAGGTTAGCGGCATCCAAACGTGCCTTGAGTGATTCAATGATTGCTTGTTGTTCTTGGATGGCTTTGACAAGACGAGCTTCTGTTTTGCTCCAACCTGTAATGGACATAATTTTTTCAGATGAATCGTCTGTTGAAATTACATCAGGATAAACCTGTTGTATTTCTTGTGCTATGAAACCAACCTGATGACCGCCACCATAAGACTCAATGTAGTCAAACTCAACAGGGCGCAAAGCCATAATGTTTGCAAGTTGTGATGGCAGCTCAGCAATATTTTCTTTCACCCGTTGATCAGACGTTGAACCAAACGCTGCTGTGTTTGCGCCATTAGCGGTGATTTTCCCGCAGTTTGCACTGCCATTGTTAATTTGGAACTGAATAAAGTTCTGTGATGTAGTTGAGTCGTTATCAAATTTGGTTACTAAAATAGCTTGATATGCGGTGTCTCCAGTAACGCTTGTAGTAGCGATAGGAGACTGCGCTGCGCTTCCTGCGGTAACAGCAAGTCTTCCACCAGCTGTCGTAGTCCCCACCAGCAAGTTGCCGCTTGAGTCTATACGGGCACGTTCTGTGTTGTTGGTAAAGAACCGCAAAGCATAAGAATTATCTGTTCCAACGTATCCACCACTAGCATCAGAACCAAAAACAGTTTGTACTGTTGATGAGTTAATTCTGAAAAAATTTGACGCATCACTAACTGAACCTACAACTAATCTGCTTGAGGGGCTTGTTTCTCCTATGCCCAACCGCCCACTAGCATCCAGAGTCATTGCCTGAGTAAAGGTAATGGCGTTTCCTGCTGTGCCTGATGGGGCGGTGAACCAAGAATGAACACCGCTATTTTGTTGATAACGACTAGCATTGTCAGATGTTACATACTTCCAATCAGACGAATCAAATATGGCGTTTGCTGTAACTCCTGTTAAATTTGAACTTGTTTGTCCAAACAAATTAGAGCCAGCCCTGCCAACAGAAACAGCTTTAAAAACAGAATTCCAAGCACTAGGAGTAACTCCCAAGCCTAGATTACCTGAGGAGTCGAGGCGCATACGCTCTGTACTTGCTGTACTAAAACCAAGCGTGTTGTCAGCAGCACGATAGATGGCGCAGTCAGCAGATGGCGCAGAACCATTAGCACGACCAATCCACGCTGTAGCAGTTATAATTCCAGCCACATCAAGTTTCTGGCTAGGACTACTTGTACCAATACCCAGACCTGTGCTGGTAAAGCGACCGACTTCAGAGCCTGCAATAGCCCATCGGTGGTAATCCAAGGACAAATTGTACTGCGTTGTAGAGCCACGACCACAAAATAAAGTTAAGTCAAAACTGTTTGTCGTTTGAATCCAGTTATCGCCAATAGCACCACCTGAAGTTGCAAAACGCAATTGACCAGTTCCACCAATCCCAAAATTAGTGCCATCAAACTGAAGCGCAGAACCGCTTGTAACAACCTTAGAGCCGTTTAAATACGCTACTCCGTTAGCAGTACCACCAGAGAGTGTTACGTTCCCAGAAGCGCTCAAAGTCGTAGCAGAGACAGCCGCAGGGGTAGTAGAACCTAAAGCCGCAGGAGATGCCCAATCAGCACCATCCAATGAGTCAACATTAAGGTTAGTCACCTTCGTAGTTGAAGCAACCACTAAAGGCGCTGTACCAGTAGCCAAGGTAGATGTAATAGCACCAGTAGCACTAATGGTAGTAAACGCACCAGTAGATGCTGTAGTTGCACCAATGGTTGTATCGTTGATAGTTCCACCAGTTATCGCAGCAGAAGCATTGTCTGTCTTCGTAGCAATAGCAGTAGCAATGTTATTGAACTCAGTATCAATCTCAGTACCACGAACAATCTTGAGTGGATCACCAGGTGTTAGATTGTCTTTAGTTGCAAAGTTAGTGCTTTTTGTGTAATTTGACAAGATTATTCTCCTTGTGTGAGTTTAATACTCACGAAATTTTGCCATTCTTAGATTGAATCTCAATCTTTTGAATTGACAACTGAGTGCCGTTAATTGTAGTTTCGTAACCAGTTTGAACAATCTTTCCCATACCAGAAGCATTCACATCCAATGTTCTGATAAGCACACCACTTGAATACTGAGCAACCCCATATTCAGCTATTCCATACTCAGAAATAGATTGTGTAGCAATGTTGGCGTTTGCAGACAGATAATTGGCTGCGAAGTCAAATCCCCACTTGATCGTCACAAACTGGTTTGAGCCACCAATGATGATTGTCTTGATTCTCTTGAGAACAGAGATCTGATTCTCATTGCCCAGATCAGCATGGTTCGTGTAGTACGCCATCCGATAAGTAGATGTGTTATCTAAGTAACCATCATACTTACCAATGTATCCAGTCTTACCAATGTACAAATCACCATTTCTAAGCGCATATAAAGACTTAGGAGTGATGGAATCCCACTTGGTTACTCTGTTAGACCCATCTTGCAATTGCATCTTTGTATCAAAACAATAGACTTGTGCTGAAGTAGGCAAAACCAACAGATAAAAAGCATTCTTCTCTGAGTAAACAGACTTGAGGTTAGCCAATGTCTCAACAGCCAAAGACCCAATTAAATCAGAACGAACATTCTTAGATATGTCTCTCAAAGGAGCAGACTTCTCTTGGATAGTCCTCATCAATGAACGAACACCAGAGTCTGACAAGAAAATTACATCAGTACCAATACTCTGAATAGAATCTCTAGCAATACATCCAATAGAACCTACTGTGTCACTTAACTGAAGCGTTGCAGGAGTTGTTGCACCAGAGTAAACAAGAATCTGTCGTTTACCAAAGATAAACAAGAAATCATTGTGAGCCGCCAATCCCATGATCTCATCAGAACCATTAGGCCATACACGAGACACATCTAAAGTACCAGTAGTACCACCCCCCCATACATGACCTGCAATCAGATCAGAGAAAGTAATCGTTACTTTGTTAGTAGATGTATTGGCAACCCACAAACGACCAAAAGCAGAAATACAAATGTTTGCTTGTGGAACAGTACCTACATAACCAGTCTTCTCAGAAACTCTGCGATAAGTGGTAGTACTCACCGCTGGGTCATAAATCAATGGATCGTGTCCAGTTTGGAAGAAATAAGTGATTCCATTCAAAGAAGCACAATGCCAGTTACTAGCACTAATGGTAGGAGCAGAACCACCCCCCCCATAGGTCAACTCAGTTACAGCATTGGAAGTACCAAGTTTGAACAACTTATTGTTGCCAGCAAACAACACAGTCAATGTGCCATCAATCTGCACTAACTCATGGATAACAGTTACATCGTTAGACCCAAGGTTTCCAGATGAAGAATTAACCAATGTATAACCCTTGCGAGCACCAATACGTCCATACTGGTCAATCACGCAATTAGAAGCAACCAAAGCAAAACCAGAAGACAAATCCAATGGAGAGTCTTGCGTATTCAGGCCATAAAAGCCTGGTGCGCTTATGCTATTACTTTGTAGTGGAGCTGCCATTAGACCGCCACAAAGTTGTCTTCAGGGTAACGAGTGCTTTCCAACGCAATAGCATCAGATAGCATTCCACGGAACAAAGCATAAGCCTCTGAACTTGCCGTACCGCCATCTTCACCACGTTCAATCAAAGCACGAGCATAAGCACTCTGAGTCACCAAATAGTCTAATACCTTTACAGATGTGCCATCAGCAGACAAAGCCGCTTGTGGGATGGTCAAATCAAACAACAGAGTAAAAGCACCAGAAGGAACAGGAAACAAGTCTACTTTTGTGTCTCCATTACCATCCACACCGCTAAAGCAGAACTCTGATGGAATAGACTGTGAAGGTGCGCCAAGGTTCAATTTGCGGTTCATGTCCACAAACTCAATGTTCCGAAGACCAATTAAACTTGTTGTGTTAAGCGCATCATTGATACGGAACTTCTGTCCCGCACCTGTCAAAGCATAAGAACTCGTGCCAGCAGTAGTCGTTACTGTGATTGCTTGAGTAAGACAATTCCAGTTGTAAGAGTCTTCAATCTGTCTCTTAGCATCATTGACAAACTTGCCGATCAAAGCAGAATATGTTGTCTCTGAAACAGTAGAAACATTAGTCTCACGCAAACGAGTGAGTACATCATTGACTAATTCTAGGTATGTCATACTCGTTGTGACCCTTCAATTTCAAATGTTGCAATGACAGAAATGGTAGACCCAGACTCTGATGTAGCAGTCAAATAGTCGCCTTCTTCCATCACAATATACTGATTAACATCAATCTCGGCATAAGTTGATTTAGATGTTAAGGTGTATTCATTTGTAATTAGGATAGAAAGGCTTGCACTTGAATCATACCAAGTGAAACTTATGTGCTTATTTGATGAGCCGTTGTTTGATGCGTGTAAAAGTACACACCTAGCGTAATAGCCAGTCGGAACTGTAAACAGCGTAGTAGCCGTATTAGCAGTTAAATTTGCACCGACTGACCTTGCTCTCATTTCTTATTCCTCTTAGAGATCGCTTTAGCTTTTGCTTTAGCGTCTTCCTTGGACGTTGCGCCCCAAGCTCTAAGAGAAAGTAAAAGTCGGGTAGGCTTTCCATCTTTCATCTCAGCGCCAGGCATATTGCCCATACGTGCTAAAAAGGATGCCCTACGAGGGTTGTCTCCCGACTTTACTGGCGGTTTTAAATTGCCACCCGTTTCTGCATTATACGATGCTCTACCTTTGGCATTCAAGCCCCCTTTCGGGTTTTTTCCAGCCTTTGTTTGCCAAGCAGGAGTTTTCATTTCTTCTTAGCAGTCTTAGCTGCCGCCTTAAATGCCGCCTCAGTAGGAGCACCTTTAGAGCCAACCTTACGCATCTTTTCCTTAGAACCAGCCTTGATGCGTTCTTGTTTGGCATTGATGTTAGCGTATAGACCTTGTTTCATTTCTTGACCTTCCTAGCCTGAGATAAAGCAATGGCAATAGCCTGTTTAGGCTTCTTGACAACAGGGCCACCCTTGCCAGAGTGAAGCGTTCCCGCCTTGTACTCTCGCATGACAGAACTAATCTTCTTTTCTGCCTTGGTCTTTTTCATTTACCACGACCTGATTTCTTCATCATGTTAGTAGCGGTACGACCACCACGGGTAGGCATAGCTTTAGGCTTACCAATAGCAATCATTACAGTAACAGGCATAGATTTCTTCTTGCCATACTCTTTGGCTTCTTTCTCGCCTTTTTCTGTGTATGGGAATTTCTTGTTTCCTACTTGTGGCATATATTTCCTATCGAATTAACTTGGTTGCAACAAAAGAAATAACACCGCCAACAACAGAGGCGATAGCCATTCCCACAAAGAAACCGCCTTTAGACTTGTTAGCCATCTCTAAAAGCGTTTTAATATCTTGGCGAAGTGCATGGACTTCTGCTTGTAAAGCCTCAACTTGGGCTTCTAGCTTACCAAATTCCCTTGGATCAATTTCCGACATTTGCAACCTCTTTTCTAGGTCTTCCACCACGGGATTTAGGTTTATCTTCTACTTCCTTTGGAGTTTCCTCAACAAGAACGTATCCTTCGTGACCTTTCATGCTGTCAATATCGTGTTGATACGTGAAAGTTATTAAAGTACCAGACTGTAAACAACGAAAAGTAGCCATAAAAAACTCCAAAAAAAGGGGGGTATTAGCCCCCTTTTATCATACCAAACGAACCACAACGCACTTAACTGTAGTGCTTGCTAAGTCCACAGTAGCTGTACTTTCGTTTTGGAAACGAATAGAGACAGTATCTGCTGCTGAGACATAAGGCGTGATGGAGAGTCCAGAGACATCCACACCCATACTGATGTTCATCACAATGTCGCCTAGCTTTACGCCAGGTACTGTAATGGTGTTTGTTTCACCTGCGCCATCAACTAAAGATGAAGCGTTTAGTGTTGCTGTTACAGACCAAGTATCCGAAAAAAGACCTCGGAATTGGTCAGTTCCCCTACGGGAAACTACTGCTGTTGCTGCTGCCATAATAAATCTCCTTGATGTAAAAAATCCCCCCACCGATTAAGGCGAGGGGAAAAGGCAACTATTAGGCTGGAACTGCTAACGCAAATGCGCTAGAAGACAAAGCTGCACCAGTTGTGGCGGCTGTACGCATGGCTTTTACACCATACAGAGTGTCAGATGTAAACAGAGTAGCGAGATACTCTTGTTTGTACTGAGTCTGTGAACGAACACCAACTTGCTCAACCAGAACCATAGAGTCCTTGTGACCCATCAAGCAGATACGATCTGTTGCACTATTACCTGCGCCAGTATCAGCATTGCTAGATGTGAACACGGGGATACCATACAGTTGACCGATTTCACCAGTACGGATTGCGTTACCATTACCCACAAAAGCCTGTTCTGTATAACGGGAAAGACCCATCAACGTATTGCGGCTTGAAGGAGGAATGATGAAGAAACGACCATCCATAGGAGTGTCATTGTCATCCAAACGCTGAATCGTGCGACGAATAGCGGCATCAGTCAACGCAGAAGCATTGGAAGATGTGCTGTTGTAAGCAGTAGTACCATCACCGCCAATAAAGGCTTTGGTGGATGTATTGCTTGTTGCGTAGTCGTTAGTACCGACAGTAGCACCATTGAAAGCACGACCCAATTGGATCAAGTCGGTATCAACTTGTTTAGCCAAAGCGTAACCAGCATCGGCAGTATAAAACTGACGCAAACTGTTCAATGCTTGTGCTTCAACAATGTCCTCAATGAAACGTGAGTACTCATAGTGCTTGTTAATCAAGACTTGAACTTCTGTCTCAGTATCGGCAATCAGAGTCACAGCAGTAGATGCCGCTTTTGCTGATGCGTTACCACGAGTAGGAGCTGGAATGTGAACTGTGTCACCCTTCTTGCCCTTGAAGTTCATCTTCATTACGATGTTAGCCAAAACAAGGTTTTTCTTGTATGCGGCTACGATTTCATCTGACCAGATTTCTGGGATGAATTTTTCTGCGGTTGTTACTGTAACCGCTGGTGTTGGATATGCCATGATTAAATCTCCTAAAGTTTAACGAACTCGACCTTCTGAGTATGCTGCCATAATTTCTTGACTTAAAGCATCATAACGATCTGGGTCTTGCATTTTGAGCCGAATAAGGTCTGCCCTTCTGTATACCCTCTTTGATGATTCACCAGAACCACCTACATCAACACCTACTGCTTTTAAGTTCTGTTTGCGAGTTACCTCGCCCTCATTACTTGTTTGCTTCTGTTTAACAGAACGTAGCTGTTTATAGGTAGATAGCAATTCATTGGCTGAGTCGTAATCATATCCAGAATCGGCTTGCTCGAAGATTTTAATGCGAATAGGGCTAGATTTCACCCAATTTGCAAAGTCCTGATCTTTGGCAATGTCTTCAAAGTCGGGATGCTCTTGCGCTAACCTTTGCTGAATCTGTGACCTTTTCATTTCTAGCGTTACTTGTCGTGCCGCTAGGATGTCTGGGTGATTATCAACAGTCTTTTGAACTGCCATCTGTGGAT